CATTTGCACCCAGATCCCAAGGTCCAGGTAGGTTTAATGAATTACGTAAGTTACTGATATTACCAAATCTTTTAGTTATATCATCACCCCAACCATCAATTTTTATATCTTCCAACCAGTCCCTCAGTTCTCTCATTACACCATGTGGATGTGCTACTACTTCTGGAAGTCCCGTTGTCTTTGTTGATATTTCTGGTACTGGTTTTGTTGGAGTAGTGACACCTGGGTTTACAGGATCTAACTTTTCAAGCTTTGGTGCTACACCTTCTTTATTTAGCTTTTGTATTGATTGCTCATAAGCTTGTTGCCCTGTAGGTTTAGGTGCATCTGTAAGACTATCAAAGTTTTCTAAATTCGACTGTGCTTTCTCTATTGACGCTGCACTGGCACGCTGACCTGATTGAGGATCATACCCCTGTTCAACAATATACCTATCTCTTAATTCACGATTATGTCTATCAAGCTGTTCTAATGTATCAAACTCAGATGCATCTAATTCTGCAGTAAGTATGTTAGTATTTGGTTTAATACCTGAACGTTCTACTTGGTCTAATCGTTCTAACATCAATTGGTTAGGATCAGCACCTTTATTTATTGCTTCAAAATCGGCAGGAGTTAAGTACTTAGCACCTAATACATCTAAA